AATGAACAACGATGGCTGGCACACTATCCTCGCTGCTGGCGTAGGTCGTGGAATTGGCGTTTATGACGCTGCTGCCACAGATGGCGTTTTCAGTAAGAGGCTTGTAGCTCTTATGAAAACCTCTATGCGTAGGAATGGTGGTGGTAATAGCACTTCCATTAATCGTGGTAAGCTTACTGACCTATATCTCTCTCCAGAATCTATGGAAGATGTTCGTAGTTGGGATATTGGTGAAGCTGACGATTTCACAAGGCGTGAAATCTTCGTAAGTCAAGACTATGGTTTGACCAAAGTTTTTGGCGTAAACCTTCACGACATCGATGAACTCGGTGTTGGTCAAGCTTACAATGACTACTATGAAAATGTTCTTAGCGGAACTTTTTCTGACGGCAAATTGGAAATTGCTGTTGGTCTTGATCTTGAAAAATCAGATAGCTTTGTTATGCCTGTTCGTCAGGATATCGAAGTATTTGAAGACCCAACTTTCCATCGTCAGCGTAGAATGGGCATGTATGGTTTCGGAGAACACGGCTTCGCTGTTCTTGATAACCGTAGGGTGCTAATTGGTCAACTCTAAGACCATGTTTTTTAAAAAAAATAGCGACTCCAGTATTTACTGGGGTCGTTTTTTTTAATACAATAGCACAGGATAAAATCTTAAGGAGAGTGCTATGAGTAAAGAACCTAATATTTTTGAAAAAGCTGCCAATTTTGCAAAGGCTGCTGTTAAGCATGTTGCTTCTGGTATGCCAAAAGTTTCAGACGAGCAATTAAAAATTAGGCTTGATGTTTGTGACACATGTCCAGAAGTTAATAAAGATAGCCCAAATTGGACATGCACAAAGTGTGGGTGCAACTTGAAGATAAAAGCTAGTTGGGCTACTCAAGATTGCCCCATTAAAAAGTGGCCAGCCATTACTTAAAAGATGGTGTATTTATCTTTGGAGAAAATAAAATATGCATTTCCAAAGAAACATAACAAGAATACAAGATCAAGACGACTTTTCTGGAGTACCAGCCTCTGGACAAGCCGTTTTTTTTGATGGTGAAAATTTTATCACATCAGATCTTCTTGGATCGCAAGGTCAACAGGGTTTTCAAGGTTCCCAAGGCTTACAAGGAATGATTGGTGTTCAAGGACATCAAGGACAAATGGGTGAACAAGGTCTACAAGGAGATCAAGGTGACCAAGGTAATCAAGGGTCTATTGGTGTTGGGCTTACTTTTCGTGGAGCCTATAACCCTAGTTCACAATATTATGTAAATGATGTGGTTACATATGGTGGTTCGTCTTGGATTTGCATATCAACTATTGACGGAGTTACCCCTGCGGAAAATAGTTGGTGGACAATTTTTGCTGAAAAAGGAACAAATGGATCACAAGGATCACAAGGATTTCAAGGAAGGCAAGGGTTACAAGGTTTACAAGGAAACCAAGGTTTTCAAGGAAGACAAGGGTTTCAAGGTCATCAGGGAGATCAAGGTTGGCAAGGCCATCAAGGCTTTCAAGGAAGACAAGGTTTTCAAGGCCATCAGGGAGAACAGGGTGATCAAGGTCATCAAGGGTTTCAAGGAAGACAAGGTTTTCAAGGTGAACAGGGCAATCAAGGATCACAGGGAGATCAAGGCGATCAAGGATTGCAAGGTGAACAAGGCTTACAAGGCTTACAAGGCTTACAAGGCTTACAAGGACACCAAGGCGAACAAGGTTTTCAAGGGGAACAAGGAAATCAAGGTGAACAGGGTTATCAAGGCAATCAGGGTGACCAAGGATCACAGGGTGATCAGGGTTTTCAAGGTACAACACCTTTAATTTGCACTACGCAAAACACAGGCGAATATTATTTTCAAACAGTTGGTGAAAATTATTATCAAAGTCCTATAGCAACAGGTTTATCATTTGGTGCTGGACAAACACTGTCTGTATACGCACCAACTGATAATGTTATACAGTACATGCGAATAACTTCCTATAATCCCACAACAGGGAATATAGTTGCAGTTGTTACGCATTCTTCAAGTCCTGGATTTAAAACATACGACACTCTTTCAATTTGTCTTGCAGGAAAAGTTGGTGAGCAAGGTAATCAAGGTTACCAAGGACAACAAGGAAACCAAGGACATCAAGGGTTTCAAGGAGAACAAGGTTTTCAAGGAAATCAGGGTGATCAAGGTTTACAAGGTCACCAAGGTTTTCAAGGTGACCAAGGCTTACAAGGCAATCAAGGATTTCAAGGAGAACAGGGCTTTCAAGGTAATCAGGGAGAACAAGGTTTCCAAGGCGAACAAGGTAATCAGGGAGATCAAGGAGATCAAGGTTCACAAGGATTTCAAGGAGAACAGGGTGATCAGGGTGATCAGGGTTTTCAAGGTGAACAAGGTTTACAAGGAGATCAAGGATCACAGGGAAATCAAGGCGACCAAGGATCGCAGGGCGACCAAGGATTGCAGGGTGAACAAGGATTTCAAGGAAATCAAGGCGACCAAGGATTTCAAGGAGAACAAGGTCAACAAGGCTCACAAGGAAATCAGGGTGATCAAGGAGATCAAGGCGACCAAGGTTTTCAAGGAGAACAAGGTGAACAGGGAAATCAAGGAGATCAAGGTAATCAAGGAGAACAGGGTAATCAAGGATCACAAGGGGAACAAGGTTATCAAGGTTGGCAAGGCGAACAAGGCTCGCAAGGAAATCAGGGAGATCAAGGCGAGCGTGGAATTGCTGCATTGTCTTGGACATACAAGGTAAATACAACAACTCTTACAGATCTTGATCCTACTAATGACTATATAAGTTTTAATGCTGATCCTTTTACTTCGGCTACTCAGGTTAAAGTAGATGATAATCCATACGGAATAAATACTACCCTACATGATTTATTTTTAAGTATTCAGAGTGGTTATTTAACTTTAACCCATCAAGCCAATCCTTCAACATATGTTACTTATCAAATAACTTCTTGCGTAGATGGTACTGCAACAAATGATACTGTAGATGGAAGTTATGTAATATTTAATGTGACACTAGTTAGTACATACGGAGTAATAAATAACGAAGATTTTGTTACTCTGTCTATTGGTCTTGTTGGTTCGCAAGGCTATCAGGGTTTTCAAGGGAACCAAGGCTCACAAGGTTATCAAGGATCACAGGGTAATCAAGGATCACAAGGATCACAAGGAAATCAAGGTGACCAAGGTGACCAAGGTGATCAAGGAGAACAGGGTTCGCAAGGCGATCAAGGTTCACAAGGAAATCAGGGAGATCAAGGTGGCCAAGGAGAACAAGGTTTTCAAGGTGATCAAGGTGAACAGGGTTTCCAAGGTGATCAAGGATCACAAGGAAATCAGGGATTACAAGGTGAACAAGGCAATCAAGGCAATCAAGGCTTTCAAGGTGAACAAGGGTTTCAAGGAAATCAAGGTTATCAAGGTTGGCAGGGTGAACAAGGTTCTCAAGGTAATCAAGGATCAGATGCATTATGGAATTTCACAGGTGCTTACAGTGGCGGTGCATCGTATGCTATAGGTGATATAGCAACTTATTTAGGGCAAACTTGGTATCGCATTCATTCTAATGGTGGCAATCTTGGGGATACGCCCTCAGAAGGAACTTTTTGGACATTGATTGCTCAGAAAGGTGACCAAGGTCAACAAGGTTTACAAGGCAATCAGGGTGACCAAGGTTTCCAAGGAGATCAGGGTTTCCAAGGCAATCAAGGTGATCAAGGATTCCAAGGTGAACAGGGATTACAAGGCGATCAGGGCTATCAAGGGTTTCAAGGAGAACAAGGTTTTCAAGGTGAACAAGGTAATCAGGGAGATCAAGGATTACAAGGTTTTCAAGGCGAACAAGGCAACCAAGGATTTCAAGGTTTACAAGGATCACAGGGCGATCAAGGATTTCAAGGTGAACAAGGTTTCCAAGGTAATCAGGGCCATCAAGGTTTTCAAGGAGAACAGGGAGAACAAGGGATTCAAGGCCATCAAGGATTCCAAGGTTATCAAGGTGAACAAGGTATTCAAGGAGATCAGGGTTATCAAGGTTTTCAAGGAGAACAAGGGTTTCAAGGTGAACAAGGATTTCAAGGTGAACAAGGTAATCAAGGCGATCAAGGATTCCAAGGAAATCAAGGAGATCAGGGATCACAGGGTGACCAAGGTTATCAGGGTTATCAAGGCGAGCAAGGCTATCAAGGGGATCAAGGCTACCAAGGTGTTCAAGGACCAAAGAACACGGAAAACGCTCACACATCTGCTCGTTTAGCAACAACTACCGCCCTTAATAATTCCCCAACTTACACTGCTGGAAGTGCAGATGCATCTAATGGTACTGGCGTTGGTGCTTATATTCAAGCCACTACAAATGGGGCTTTGTCTGTTGATAGTGTTGCTGTAGCTGTTGGTGATAGAATATTAGTTAAAAATCAATCTGATGCAAGACAGAATGGTATTTATACAGTTGATGCCACTGGTGGACCATCTGCTTTATACAAACTCATCAGAGCAACAGACTTTGATAATCATATCGCTGCTCAAGTTGAGTATGGCGATTATCTATTTATAGTAGCTGGAACAGTAAATAATAATACTTCTTCTTTGCAAAATAGTGTTGGTTCTAATGTAGATGGAAGTATTCGTATTGGAACTGATGATATAACCTTTACACAAGTTGGTGGTATTGGACCACAGGGTTATCAGGGCGTTACTGGTGCTGGTGGTGCTTTAGGTTATTACGGATCTTTCTATTCTGATTTAACTCAGACTGCTGCTTCAACAGCTACAGCTTATGCGATGACATTTAACAATACGCCAGATGCTAATGGCGTTTCTATACAATCAAACTCTCAGATTAAAGTTGCTCATCCTGGAACTTATGATCTACAGTTTTCTGCTCAATTATATTATTCTGGCGGTGGTGGTAATGGACAAACTGTACAGATTTGGTTTAAATTAAATGGCGTAGATGTTGCTGATTCTGCCACAAAAGTAAATGTTACTTCAAATAACCCATTTAATGTTGCTGCTTGGGATTATCTTTTTACTACCACATCTGCTAATGAATATATAGAAATAATGTGGAGTACTGATAATACTAATATTCAACTTTTAAGGAACACATCTACATCTCCAGCACCAGCTATACCATCAGTAATTGCAACTGTAATGCAAGTGATGTATACACAAGTTGGTCCACAAGGTAATCAGGGGTTGCAGGGATTGCAGGGGTCACAAGGTAATCAAGGTTTACAAGGTCATCAAGGTTTACAAGGTCTTAAGGGCGATCAAGGATATCAAGGTAATCAAGGATTACAAGGTCACCAAGGCATTCAAGGTCATCAGGGCGTTCAAGGATATCAAGGTTATCAAGGGATTTTAGGCGAACAAGGATTTCAAGGTCATCAAGGAAATCAAGGTATACAAGGTCATCAGGGCGAACAGGGTTTCCAAGGTCATCAAGGAGAACAGGGCGAACAAGGATTTCAAGGAGAACAGGGTTTTCAAGGAAATCAAGGTGATCAAGGTGATCAAGGATTTCAAGGGGAACAAGGTCAACAAGGCCATCAAGGCAATCAGGGTGACCAAGGATTTCAAGGGAATCAAGGAGATCAAGGTTTTCAAGGTGAGCAAGGATTCCAAGGAAATCAAGGAGAACAGGGATTTCAAGGTTTTCAAGGAGATCAGGGAAATCAAGGTTCGCAGGGTGAACAAGGTTCACAGGGTGATCAAGGATTCCAAGGAGAACATGGAAATCAAGGTGATCAGGGATCACAAGGTGATCAGGGATTACAAGGCGATCAAGGCAATTATGGAAATCAAGGCGACCAAGGATATCAGGGAGCAACTGGTAGCTTTGGTGGTGTAACAGTTGAATATAAAATAGACACAAATAATTATTTTATCAATGATCCAGGCGACAACTACATAAGATTTAACAATGCTTCTCTTGCATCAGCTACGCATGTTATAATTGATGATAATCCAAATAATGCAAACATAGATCTTTCTCTATTCTTAGCCACAATCTCTGCTTCAACAAGCACTATGAAAGGTCATTTCAAATTATCTAAGAAAAATGACTCTACAGTATTTGCACTTTACACTATAAGCAATTCCTCAGAACAAGAGCCTAGCTTCTTTGATGTTACAATTTCTTATTTATCTGGAAGTGGCTCGTTTTCTAATGATGATGAAGTATTGCTCACCTTTGCAAGAACTGGTGATAAGGGTGATACTGGCTATCAGGGATATCAAGGGTATCAGGGAGAACAGGGGCAACAGGGTTATCAAGGCATAAATAGGGGTGTCTATACTGCAAGTCCAACTGCTCCATTATCGCCAACTGCTGGCGATCTTTGGATAGATACATCAACTGGTATTTTTTACATATATGTTGTAGATACAGATAGTTCACAGTGGGTTCAATTTGTAGGTGCAAAAGGCGAACAAGGATTTCAAGGTGCTGGTTTCCAAGGAAGTCAAGGAACTCAAGGCACACAAGGCGTACAAGGAAATCAAGGAGAACAAGGTTTTCAAGGTGCTGGTTTTCAAGGTTTTCAAGGAGAACAGGGCGAACAAGGGTTGCAAGGTTTTCAAGGAGAACAGGGAGATCAGGGTGGCATAGGATCGCAGGGAGATCAAGGTTATCAGGGTGAACAAGGATACCAAGGACAACAAGGATTTCAAGGAAATCAGGGCTATCAGGGAGAACAAGGAAATCAAGGTTATCAAGGATACCAAGGCTATCAGGGAGATGTGCCTTATACTTATACTGGCACATGGTCTGCTTTAACTACCTATGTTTTAAATGATGCTGCTACTTATCAAGGATCATTGTATCAATTGACCAATGTTGGAAGTTGGTCTTTGGGAGCGACACCTCCAAACAACGGATGGACTTTATTGGTTCAAAAGGGTAATCAAGGAGATCAAGGAAATCAAGGAGAACAAGGTTTTCAAGGAAATCAAGGTTTCCAAGGATACCAAGGAGAACAAGGATACCAAGGTGAACAAGGGAACCAAGGCGAACAAGGAAATCAAGGTTATCAAGGATACCAAGGAGATTTGGGTCTTCAAGGATCTCAAGGGGTTCAAGGAGATCAGGGAGAACAAGGTTATCAAGGCGATCAGGGCTATCAAGGAGAAATTGGCTATCAAGGCGATCAAGGTTATCAAGGAGATCAAGGGGATCAAGGATATCAAGGCGATCAAGGTTATCAAGGTTTTCAAGGCGAACAAGGTAATCAAGGACTGCAAGGTGATCAAGGATTTCAAGGAAATCAAGGAGAACAAGGAGAACAAGGCGAACAAGGTAATCAAGGAGAACAAGGTTATCAAGGAATTAGAGGGTATCAAGGATTTCAAGGAGATCAAGGAAATCAAGGTGATCAAGGAGAACAAGGCGATCAAGGTTTTCAAGGAAACCAAGGTTTTCAAGGAAATCAAGGATACCAAGGAGAGCAAGGTGATCAAGGAAATCAAGGCTATCAAGGCTATCAAGGCTATCAAGGAACATCTGGTTCTGGCGTAACCATTCAAGGTTCAGAAACATGGGAAAACATATTTAACAATGAAACTGCTGGTGCATCTTTAGGTGATATGTGGATTGTCACAAATGTAAATCAAGGAACAGCTACTCAGGCATGTCCTAATCCAACTGGTGGCACAGCATCTATAGGCGATGGTTTGATTTATACTGGTTCATCTCCAGTATATTGGCAGAATGTGAGTCTTGTAAGAGGACCACAAGGATTTCAAGGTATTTTAGGAAGTCAAGGAAGTCAAGGAAGTCAAGGAGTTCAAGGATCTATTGGATCTCAAGGTAACCAAGGAAATCAAGGTATTCAAGGTTCTGTTGGACCTCAAGGAAACCAAGGCAATCAAGGAAGACAGGGTATAACTGGATCTCAAGGTTTTCAAGGAAATCAAGGTAATCAAGGATTTCAAGGAACTGTTGGAACGATAGGATCTCAAGGAAATCAAGGCTTACAAGGTGATCAAGGTTTTCAAGGCAGACAAGGATTTCAAGGAATACTTGGTAATCAAGGCTACCAAGGTAATCAGGGTTTATCTGGTGGTACTGGATCACAGGGATCGGCTGGAAATAATGGAAATCAAGGTTTTCAAGGCAATCAAGGCAATCAAGGAAACCAAGGTTTTCAATCTAGTGGTTCTGTGACTTCTGTATCATTATCTGCACCAGCCATATTCAATGTTTCTGGATCGCCAGTTATAAATGCTGGAACTTTCACAGTTACATTTGTAAATCAATCTGGAAATACTGTACTTGCTTCCCCAAATGGTTCTACTGGTGTTCCATCTTTTAGATCTTTAGTTCCTGCCGATATACCTACGCTTAATCAAAATACTACTGGTGTAGCTACAACAGCAATAAATATTTCTGGTGGTTCTATAGGTGGTATTCCATATCAATCTGGAACAAGTTCAACAGCAATTTTAGCAGCAGGAACTAGTGATCAAGTTTTAAAATCAAATGGTTCATCTGCTCCATCTTGGATAAATCAAAGTTCAATTACTGCTGGTGGTCTATCGACTACTCTTGCTGTTGGTTCTGGTGGAACTGGGCTTACTTCTGCTGGAACAAGTGGGAATGTTCTTACAAGCAATGGCTCTACTTGGACTAGCTCGCCAGCAGTTAGCTCGAATCCAACAGGATCAATAATTGCTTTTGCTGGTACTACTGCTCCTGCTGGATGGTTATTATGTGATGGTACAAATACTTATTCTAGAACTACTTATGCTGCATTATTTACTGTAATTGGAACAACATATAGTGCAGGAAATGGTAGCACATTTGGAGTACCAGACTTAAGAGGCAGAACAATAATTGGTGTTGGAACTGGTGTTGGTCTTACGAATAGGGGATTGGCTGTTAAAATAGGTACAGAAACAGTCACTTTAAATTCATCTCAAATACCAGCACATACTCATCCTAATGCTGTATATGGTGGTAGCACTGGTGGTATGTCTGCTAATCAAGTGCATTCACACTCTGCGGTTTGGGTTGCTGGAGGTGGTCAAATAGGAAGAGGTGCTTATGGATTTGCTAATCTTGGTGGTGGTTATCAAGGAAGACTTATAGTGTCTGGTGGTTCAGAGTATGGACAATACTGTACGGTTGGAGATAGTCCTAGCATTGATCATACCCATACATTTACGCCATATATAAGCAATGCCAACAATACTGGTGGTGGTTATTCGCATGATAACATGCAACCAAGCATAGCATTAAACTACATAATAAAAACTTAGGATATATGCAATATGCCAATAAATTTTCCTATTAATCCCGATAATAATGACACTTATACATTCGATGGTAAGACATGGGTTTACAACGATACTGGTTGGGTTGGACTAGGTGTTGCTGGACCACAAGGATTGCAAGGATTGCAGGGTAATCAAGGTGATCAAGGTTTTCAAGGAATTGTTGGGGAACAAGGATTTCAAGGAAATCAAGGTGATCAAGGATTTCAAGGTGAACAAGGACAACAGGGCGATCAGGGCAATCAAGGTTTTCAAGGAGAAATAGGTTTAACTGGTTTTCAAGGTTTTCAAGGATATCAAGGAAGTCAAGGGGATCAAGGCGATCAAGGCGATCAAGGTGATCAAGGGTCGCAAGGTAACCAAGGAGAACAAGGAGATCAAGGATCGCAGGGTAATCAAGGATTTTATGGAGATCAAGGCAATCAGGGCGACCAAGGATATCAAGGCAATCAAGGCAATCAAGGTTATCAGGGAAGTCAAGGAGATCAAGGAAATCAAGGAAACCAAGGAGATCAAGGAGATGTAGGTTCACAAGGATTTCAAGGCAATCAAGGAGTTGTTGGAGCAACAGGAAATCAAGGCGATCAAGGTTTATCTGGAAGTACTGGAAATCAAGGCAGACAAGGTTTTCAAGGATCAATAGGGAATCAAGGATTTCAAGGCAGACAGGGTTTTCAAGGTTTAACAGGCAATCAAGGCAATCAAGGTTCTCAAGGTAGACAAGGTTTTCAAGGTTTAACTGGAACTGGAAATCAAGGCTTTCAAGGCTTTCAAGGATCTCAAGGATATCAAGGATCTCAAGGATCTCAAGGATATCAAGGCTTTAGGGGCTATCAAGGTTATCAAGGCAATCAAGGTAATCAAGGATTTCAAGGAGAACAAGGAGTTCAAGGATCTCAAGGATCTCAAGGATTTCAAGGTTTTCAAGGAAGACAAGGTTTTCAAGGAATTGTTGGCAATCAAGGCTTTCAAGGAGAACAAGGATATCAAGGAAGACAAGGTTTCCAAGGAAATCAGGGGTTACAAGGCATTATTGGAAATCAAGGTAACCAAGGTTTTCAAGGAAGACAAGGTTTTCAAGGTGTAACTGGAACAGGAAACCAAGGAAATCAAGGAGAACAAGGTTCACAAGGCGAACAAGGAAATCAAGGTAATTATGGTAATCAGGGTGATCAAGGAAATCAAGGTGATCAAGGAAATTATGGATGGCAAGGTGAACAAGGATTACAAGGAAATCAAGGTGATCAAGGCAACTATGGATGGCAGGGTTATCAAGGAAATCAAGGCGATCAAGGTATGTATGGCTGGCAAGGATGGCAAGGGTCACAAGGTGATCAAGGTATGTATGGCTGGCAAGGTTATCAGGGATACCAAGGAGAACAGGGCGACCAAGGTCATCAGGGCAATCAAGGTTGGCAGGGTGAACAGGGCGATCAAGGGCATCAAGGTTGGCAAGGTCATCAGGGAGATCAGGGATGGCAGGGAGATCAAGGTTACCAAGGCTCGCAAGGTGATCAAGGTCAAGGGAATCAAGGAGATCAAGGTTCTCAAGGAAACCAAGGACTACAAGGTTTAACTGGCCCAGTTGCTGGATCAGCAAATCAGGTTGTCTACAAAGACGGAAGCAATGCTGCTGCTGGATCTTCAAGCTTTACTTTTAATGGCACAACAGTAACTACTCCAGTGCTTGCTATAAGTCCTACTGTTGGCACAGGAACACAGCCTTCTTCAGTTACAGTTACTGCTCCTAATCATACTGCTTTGACAGCAGCTACAGAATATAGCGATGTTTTTCTAAATCTTAATAGAACCGTTCAATTTTCCGCTGGTTTTTTAAGTTCTCAAAGAGCAATAAAAATATCTGCCCCAACTTATAGTGCGGTAAGTGCGAGTACATTTACAAATGCTGCAACAATACAGATTGATTCTGCTCCTATTGCTGGAACTAATCTAACTTTAACTAACGCCTATGCACTTCGTGTTCTAACAGGAACCGATGCTGGCGTTGGTATAGTTATACGAGGCTCTTCTTCTCAGTCAGGAGATCTATTCAGAATACAAAACTTTGGTGAAACTAAGCTACTTTATGTTGATAGTAACTACTCACTATATTTAGCAAGGTCTTTAAATCTAACTCCTTTTAATACTTCTGCTGGCAATACAAGCGAATTAAGGTTCTATGAACTAGCAGCTAATGGAACAAACTATGTAGGATTTAAAGCTGGAGATAATATAGCAAGTAATGTAATATGGACTTTGCCAACTACAGATGGTGCTAATGGTGGAGTAATAATTACTAGTGGTGCTGGCGTATTGTCTTGGTCAACCGCCCCATCAGCAGCAAGCAATGTTTTCTTAGCTAACAACTTTGGAGGTTTATAATGCCAGTCACATCAACGCCTATCTTTGCTCAAGCACCATACTTTGTTGCAAAAACTCTTGCAGCACAAACAGCTTGTACCACTAGAGGCCCAACAGCAACTGCTAGTCTTGCAGCAGCAAATATTGTAGAGGTTGTACCAACTTCTACTAATGGATTAAGAATTGATTCAATTCAAGTTAATGCTTGCTCCACCTCTTTTACTTCTGCGACTGCTGGCAATATCGTAGGCATATGGGTATGGGATGGAACTACAGCTTATTTGTTTACAGAAATACTTGTGACTGCTGTAACTCCATCCACTACTGTAGCTGGATTTACAACTACTTTGACTTTTGCCAACCCTCTTGTTTTACCATCTACATTTAAGCTTTTTGCCTCTGTTAGTGTTACTACTACTGCTAGTACTACCGCATTGCAAGTTTGTGTAATGGGGGGAAGCTATTAATGGCTGGAGCGTTTAACTATGGCATGATACCAAGTAATTCGCCAAAGGGTTCTGCGTTTCAAGCAGTTCAAGACACTTTTATATCATCTGGTATCATTCAAATGTTTGCTGGTTCTACTGCTCCAAATGGCTGGCTAATATGTGACGGAAGTACTGTTAGTAGAAGGACTTATGACGACTTATTTAAAGTAATAGGAACTACATATGGGGCTGGTAATTCTAATACTACATTTACATTACCAGATATGAGAGGGCGATTACCTATCGGTGCTGGAACAGGCACATCGCTTACCACTAGAACTTTAGGGGCGAATTTGGGTGCAGAGACAGTAACATTAGCACAAACAAATCTTCCACCACATACCCATACCGCTACAGTTGGAACACAAAGTGCTAATCATACTCACACAGGAACAAGCGGTGATCAAAGCGTAAATCATACACATAGTTATAACAAACCTATAGGAACTACTGGTTCACAAGTTGGGATTATAGATTCGCTTACTGCTAGTAGTTCGGGAACACCACAAACAGGTGGGAATTCTGTTGGTCACACTCATTCAACCACATTTGGAACTCAAAGTGCTACACATACACATAGTGTTACTAATTCAAACACAGGTAGTGGAACACCATTTGGTATTATGCCACCATCAATAGCCGTTAATTTTATTATTAAAATATAGGTGAAAAATTGGCTGGATCTTTTTCTTATAATTCGATGCCTACTAACTCTCCAAAGGGAAGTTCATTTGAGCCTATAAAAACACCAATCATACCGACTGGTATAATAGAAATGTTTGCTGGTTCTGTTGCTCCAATCGGATGGTTAATTTGTGATGGAAGTATTGTTAGTAGGGTAGCTTTTAGTGATTTGTTTAAAGTCATAGGCACTACTTATGGCGTTGGTAATTCTAATAGCACATTTACTTTACCAGACATGAGAGGAAGACTACCTATTGGTGTTGGTTCTGGTTCTAGTTTAACCACAAGGACATTAGCAGCAACTTTTGGTGCAGAAACAGCTACATTGGCCGAAACTAACTTGCCTTCTCACACACATGCAACTACGGTTGGAACAGAAAGTGTTACGCATACACACACAGGAACAAGTGGTGGTGAAAGTGCAAATCATGTACACAACTTTAGTCATACTGCGGGTACATCTGGCTCTTACGGATTAATGGACTCAGGAACAGCTAGTAGTTCTGGTCAACCTAGTACTGGTGGCATTCAGCAAAATCATACTCATGCTACTACAACAGGAACAGAAAGTGCTAATCACACACACTCAGTAACAAACTCAAATACTGGAAGTGGAACAGCTTTTGGAATTATGCCTCCGTCAATAGTTGTTAATTTCATTATTAAAATATAGGTGAGCAATTGGCTGGATCTTTTTCTTACAGCATGATACCAACCAACTCCCCAAAAGGAAGTTCGTTTCAAGGCTTGCAATCATCTTTTACTCCTATTGGTGTTATAAGATTTTTTGCTGGATCTGTAGTTCCTAACGGATGGCTTTTATGCAATGGAAGTGCTATTAGCAGAAAGACTTATGGCGATTTATTTAAAGTAATTGGAACTACTTATGGTTCTGGAAATTCTAACGATACTTTTACTTTGCCTGATATGAGAGGTAGAATTCCAATTTGTGCAGGAACAGGAACTTCTTTAACTACTAGAACTTTGGGTTCAAATGTAGGAGCAGAAACAGTTACTTTATCTGAAGCTAACATGGCTTCTCATACTCATGCTACAACAGTAGGAACACAAACTGCAAATCATACACACTCAGGAACAAGTGGTACAGTATCTGTTGACCACACGCATGGTTGGGGAAGAAATGTTGGTTCATCTGGATCATATGGTTTAAGGGATGGTGCTAACAGAAGTGCTAACGGAACTCCTAATACGCAAGGTGCTCATCAAGGTCATATTCATGGTACTACTACTGGTGTTGAAAGTTCCAATCATAATCATACAGTTACTAATTCTAGTACTGGAGGTGGAACTGCATTCGGGATTATTCCACCAGCGATAGTTGTTAATTTCATCATAAAAGCATAGGAGCAAAAATGTTAAGCTTAAGTATCATACTGACAAATAGGATAGATAACTCTGGAATAGCAACAGAGGACATATACAACATTAATCTAATTAAAACAAATTCAGATGGTGTTTCAAGAAATATAACCATGCCAGTTTTACTTGACTCAGAAATTGGCAAATTTATAACTAAACTATCTGATCAAACATGGGATTATATAGCTGCTGCACCTCCAGATGCTCTATCTCAAGCAAAGGCATGGTCATTCCAAAATATAGATAATGAATGGGCAGCTTTAGAAAAAGTTGGTTGGGATTCTGGTCGTGGCTATCGTTTAGGCATTTCTCCCTCTGATGTTGCACTTCTTGTGGGCGTGTTTTCTCTTGCAAAAGAGGCAGCAGCATTGGGCCTAGAACTTCCACACCTAATTAGCATGGATAATACACCTGTTATTTTCTCGTCTATAGAAGAAATGACTGGTGTTCTACTAGAATATGGACAAGCTCGCTCAGTTTTAGCTGGTATATATGCAGAAAAAAGAAAGGTGGTAGAGAATGCCACAGAAGTTGGTGTCACAGGTGTAATTTAATGTAGGCACAACTACATTATTTGGGGGTTAGAACAATGGATGAAAAAGAAATTGTCCTATTAGTTGAACGATTGGGTGTTTCTTGTAGTTTCTTAATATTCTTTGTTTGGACAACCTATAAAGCAGCAAATTGGTTAGGCGAAAAGATTATCCTCCCTTTGCATGATAGACACATTAAATTTATAGATAGATTAGAAAATGGACTAGAAAGTGTGGTTAAAAGCCAAGAAAATACTATGGGCATACTTAATCAGATATTGTTGAACACTAGAGAGCTACATGAACTTAAAAGGAATAAAAAGGAAACAACTAATGCAGAATGAAATTATTTACACAAATGACACTATTGTTGCTGTTGAATATACTGTATTAAATAGCAACGAGTGTACTTACATATACACAAATGGGTTTGTACAAAATGAATTTCTTTCAATCTAAAAACAATAACCCAATTCTTAAGGGTTAAAAATGCCTAATTGTATTGATCCACTAAGTTTGGGCATTAATCCATCTTATGAAGGTGAGATTTTTCTTTTTGGTGATTGTTCTTATACGGCAATAGAAAAAGATGGAAGTTTAAATTGGGAAACAAATGAAGAATTAAAGGTTTATGGAGATTTTAGTACATGCACATCATCTTCTTGTAGTTGGACCTGGAATTTGGGCTACGGAGAACCAGGCTACTTTACATCATGGAGAAAGACATCTTCGTGCCCACAAGATGGCACATGTCTTTGTTCATATGAAGGATTTCCTAGTTTTAACGGAACGGAAAATCAAGTCGTATCTTATCCTTGTATATACCCAACTACAACTCAAGAACCAACAACTAGTACTTCTTCTACCACTAGTACTTCTTCTACCACTGGTACTTCTTCTACCACTGGTACTTCTTCTACCACTGGTACTTCTTCTACCACTGGAACACCACTTACATCAGAACCTCCAGATCCAACCACACCACAACCCACTACTACTAATACCACTACTACAACTACAACTACTTCAAATCCTTGTGCTCCTGGAGAATGGAATTGTTCTGGATATTGTAGACCTAAAGATCGATATAATTGTAGCGGGTGTGGAGATGCATGTTTAGAAGCACCTTTTGAAGATTGTTGTCCTAATCTTACTGGTGGTGGATTATCATGCACAGATTTGCTTTCTAACAATAATAATTGTGGTGGTTGTGGAATAATTTGTGCAGAAGGGGAAGTTTGTTGTTATGGAAATTGTATTACATTAGGAACAAATGAAAACTGTGCATCTTGTGGCGATTCAGTGCCAGAAGGTACGGTCTGTTGCGATCTTAATAATGATGGTATTTATGGATCAATTTCTCTTGACTATTGGAATCTAGGAAACCCTGGATCGTCTGATGATAATAATTGTGGATCATGTGGGAATGTGTGTGTTGCACCATATAGATGTAAAGACGGTGTGTGTACTGAAACAACAACATGTTTTGGTGGTTGTACTTGGGAATGGTTGGGGCCAGGAGGCTATTGGTATCAACTTAGTGATTGTAACCCATCATGTATTTGTGATTCTCCTACTGATGATGGAACTGAGTTTTATGAGTTTTTTGAATCTCCTTGTTATTCTTTTGTAACAACGACTTCAGAACCAACTACAACGACTTCAGCACCAACCACAACGACTACAACCGCTAGTCCAACGACAACGACTACTACAACAACAACCGATAGTCCAACGACTACTACGACTACTTCAGCACCGACTACAACGACTACAACCGATAGTCCAACGACTACTACGACTACTACGACTACTTCAGCACCGACTACAACGACTACAACCGATAGTCCAACGACTACTACGACTACTTCAGCACCGACTACAACGACTACAACCGCTAGTCCAACGACAACGACTACAACCGCTAGTCCAACGACAACGACTACTTCAGCACCGACTACTACAACAACAACCGCAAGTCCAACGACTACAACGACTACTACAACTACAACCACTACAACCACAAATCCTGATCCATGTTATGGGGTTTTTTGTGGTTTTGAACCAGGTTGGGATTGTTGTGGTGGAAATTGTTATAACATATTTGGCGTTGATCAAATGATTTGTTGTGATGGACAACTAGTGTCTGGTAGATCTGGATCAACTTGTGGTTCATGTGAAAATGCTTGCCCAAGCGGTCAAGATTGTTGTACGCAAAACGGAGATGTTTTTACAAATTATTGTGCAGATTTAGAGTCAGATCCACTTAACTGTGGTTCATGTGGCAGTTATTGTGCTTCACCAAGTGTTTGTTGCCAAGGTCAATGTCTTCCAGATCCATCTCTTGTTACTAGTTTTCAAAAATGTTGCAATGGAACAATAATAGATTTTAAAGATGACACAAATAATTGTGGTGATTGTGGAATAGTTTGTGGTGCAGGAGAAGCATGTTGCAATGGAATATGTATAGATATACTAAGCGACAAATATAATTGTGGATCATGTGGTTATAATTGTCCTCCAGAGTCTTATCCAGATTGCGTAAATGGTGTTTGCGTTACTGCTTCAACAACTACCACAACTACCACAACTACAACGACTACCACAACTACAACTACAACTACAACTAGTACAACATCAAATCCACAATGCGATTATTCTTTAGCTCATTGGGTAGATCCAAACAACTTTGATCAAGATGAAATTCCACCTAAAACATCCTTTACTATAGGTATTTCAGAAACATTAGAGCTTAAATTTAGGGTTAGGGATATATATCAAGTAAATATAAATAGTGAAAATTTTAGTACTGTTACTCAGTGGCCTTGGTATCCATTGCCTTCGCCAGAAAATACATATGGCATATATGAAAAGGTAAATAATCAATATGCCTTAATGGAGTTTGTTACTACTGGTACAATCGGAAGTAAATTCTATCTTTTAAATGAACAAGAATATCCATGTGTATCTGATAATTTTGCTTATTATAAATTCATATCGCCTCCAGTTGGAACATATGTAATAAATTTTTACATGAATGATGGTTCATCTTTTGCACTTACGATTGATGTTATTGAAGGAACTACAACAACTACAGATCCAAATACTACTACAACCACTACCACAACTGCTGCACCAACTACTACAACGACTGCAAGTCCAACGACTACGACTACAAGCACAACCGCAAGTCCAACCACAACGACTACAACGACTACAACCGCTAGTCCAACCACAACGACAATAGCACCAACTACCACCACCACAACAACTACAAGTCCAACCACTACTACTACAACGGTAAGTCCAACAACGACTACTTCTGCACCAGTTACTACAACTACTACAACATTAGCCCCAAATATAAATTCAATAAAATATAATTCTGGAGAAACCTTAGAATTAAGGGCTACTGATGATTACTACGATGTAGATGGAAGAGCTATAGATTTTATATCTAATGATTATCCAGTATTAAATAACATAACAATTTTATTTTTTGTAGATGGCAAAATAAATTTTGTAAAAACTTGTTTAGCTATAAATGCAACCACAATTAGATTAGAACTTGACCATCTTGAATTATCTGCTATTGGTGCTGGAAGATGGTCTTACGAAATAAGAGCAGTTTTTCTAAGTGGACATATTGTGACATTGGCTATTGGTAATTTAATTATAACTCCTGCTTTTGGAGATTAACATGGCATTTGAAATGGGTATAAGCTTATCTTTTGGTAAAAATTATGAAAATTGCACAACTTTATCTGCACAATTAATAAACGGAGATGGAACAAATTACAATACTCCATATACAACTGGATTTGTAAATTTGACCAACGGTTATTTTTTGTTTACTCCAACAATACCAACATCTTTTAGAGGTGCTATCAAATTTTATTGTGCGACTGAATTTCTTGGTGCTTTAGCTATTAATCCAGAAGAATATGAAAACATAGATGTTAAAATTAGCACAAGGTGTAGTTCTACTGGAACTGGGGTTCCTACGCTAACAAATCCAATACCAATTAATCCAGCAGATCCTATAGAATTAAGATTAACTGATGATTATTTAGTAGAAGAGTCTAGATCTATAGATATAACTTCTGTAAATTGGCCAGACCTAACTGATTCTTCCACCAGTTTTATAATTGATTCAATGCCAACATTTACTAAGGCAGCAGAATTGCTCAATGCAACATCGTTAAGGGTTGAGTTAAGCAATGAAGAACTTCAGCAGATCGGTGCTGGTAGATGGTCTTATGAATTTAGGTCAGTTTTGTCAAATGGTCACATAATAACCCTAGTAGTTGGCAATATTATAATCGTTCCACCATTTACTGATTAGAATACGGTGTATTATTAGTTGTAATTATTACTAAATAACGAGGTGATTATGTACTGGCAAGCAGAATTCATAACACTGTTAAGGGTTTTGATAGACGATCTTTCATCGCCACAAACATATAATGACAAAAGACTTACGCAAGTTTTGGCAGTAGCTGCTCAATTAGTTACAAATGAATTAAATTTTCCTAGTAAGTTTAGGGTTGATATTCAAGCTTTAACTATTGAACCAAGTCCAGTAGATAGAGAATCAACCAGAGATGAAAATTTTATAAATTTAGTTTGTATAAAAGCAGCGTGTTTAATAGATCGTGGAGAAACTAGAAAATCTGTTGGTCAAGGAATTGCTATTAGAGATGGTAGTTCTTCTATTGATCTTCGTGGCTCAATGGATGGTAGACTTAGATTGCTTGAAAAGGGCTGGTGTTCAGTATATGATGACACTAAGCTAGAATATCAGGCAAACAGAAATGGAACAATTGCTGGTGCAGCCATTATGACTCCATTCAGAGTTTTTGCTGGCTTTAGAGATATGGCGTACTATCCTTACAGTAGAGATGGTAGAAACTTTATTCAATAACGAGGGTTTTTTCATGGGAACAATTCATATTATTGGTGCTGGCATAGTAAATGGTTATTCAACAATTAATCCCACTGAAGGAAATCCAAGTGGCCAAATAATCAATTATGTTAGCGAAGGAAGAGCTACGACATCAGATACATTGGATTATCCAGCGATAGAAAGAAGTTTTGCTATTCCTATCGTTGATATTTCAAGGCCAGCAGTTTTTTCAGATGGTTCTTCAACCATACTTGCTTCTAATACAAGTCAGCAAATATTTTCTC